TCATTCACAGCGATGGCAAGACGCCGATAGTCGTCATTCGGGATGACATACCGACAGCCAATGATCCACGGGCGCAAAGACTGGGTTTGAGCGACAATAGAACGGCAGAGCTTTCGCTATCGTGGGACGTGGAAGTACTCGCCAACATGGATGCCGATGTATTGGGCGATTTGTGGACGGGTGACGAACTCAGCGCATTGGGCGACCAGTGGGCGAAGGACAGTGATAATTTACTCGGAGTTTCACGGGATGCAAAGCCGAATCCGCGCAAGTTTCCGATTGATGCAATTTACACGCACACTTTCTTTGCATCATGTTGTTTGGCTGTCGCTGCTGGCTTTAAGTACGGTCTTCAGTCGAGTAAGGTGCCTTGCCCATTTGCTGCTGAGATGGAAACACACAAGGCAGTGTTTGTGGATAATGATTATGAGCACTATGACCATGACAAGCACCTTCGGGTAGTTGCGGGCCTGTCTCCTAAATATGCAACCGTGCGAGACGTTATGGCACGAGAGCAGTGCAAGGAGGTGGGGATAGAGTATTACCCGTTCGAGCAGATTATGGATTGGGCCGAAGAACTGGCAGAGCACGCGCAAAACGTGATCGTCATTCCCAAGTATCAATGCTTGGACAGAATTCCAGCCAAGTTCGTGCTTGGTTACTCCGTGCCGACTTCGCACGGCGGCACGCCGTTACCGGTAGAAGCATTCAAGGGACGGCGCGTGCATTTACTTGGGGGGAGCTGGAAAGCGCAATTGGCACATATGGCGCAATTAGGCGAAGACGTTGTGAGTTTTGATAACAACTATATCGGAATGATTGCGCAAAAGGGGGGTTGTGTACTTCCTAACGGTGACAGGAAAGACTTATCGGCCTGGGGGATTGACACTCGTGTCAATCCCCAGTATATCGCTTTGGCTATCTCGCTCGGTAACATCGGTTGGGGGCTGAACGAGTTGTATGCCGGTTCCGCAAACCCGGCAGAATAAAAGCGGGGCGGTCGCGCAGTAACCCGCCTATCAAAAACAGGAGCATTGACATGGTACGTATTTTGATCGTGGCCGCGGCGTATATAGCCGCGCAGATGTTAGCCGACATCGGTTCTTTGAAAATCGTTACCGTGTTCGGGCTGGCAATGGACGCCGGGACGTTCGTTTATCCGTTGACGTTCACACTTCGGGACATGGTACACAAAACAGTGGGCGTCAGGGGGGCGCGCACGCTGATTATCACGGCGGCGGCGCTCAACCTTCTGATGGCTGGCTTTTTCTGGTTTGTTGCACGACTGCCGGGTGATGTCAGCGTAGGCGAACAGGCGGCATTTGCGGCAGTACTCAGTCCGGTGTGGCGCATCGTTGCCGCGTCCATCCTAGCGGAAGTTTTGGCCGAACTAATCGACACTGAGGTGTATCGGCTATGGGTAGAACGGGTTACGCACCGTTATCAGTGGGCGCGGGTGCTGGCTTCCAACGGCGTCAGTGTGCCGCTCGATTCGTTGCTGTTCTCATGGGTAGCGTTCGGGGGCGTCTTTCCCGCCGCGGTGGTGTGGGGTATTGCGCTGTCGAATGTCATCGTCAAGGGCATCACGACGCTGATAAGTTTACCGCTTATCTACGCGGTTCCCGAAAGTGAACATAATAAAGGCCATGACCGAACCCAGTAATACAGCGCCGAACAGAGGCGGTAAGCCGTTTCAGAAGGGCGACCCGCGCATAAATCGCAAAGGCCGCCCTAAGTCCTTTGACGCGCTCCGCGAACTGGCGCAGGCCATAGCGCACGAGGAAGTCAAGGGCAAGGACGGCACGCCCGTTGTCGTGGACGGCTACAAAATCACGGTAGCGCAGGCGATGCTCCGCAAGTGGGCGGGCAGCAGTGATCCCCGGCTGCAAATGGCGTTTATCGAAATTGCGTTTGGCAAAGTACCACAGGCGGTACAGGTGACGGGCAAGGACGGCGGCGCGTTGGAGATCCGCACGATTGAGATAGTCAAGGACTATGGAGCTAGTTGAACCGGGCGGCGGGAAGCTGCGCCTGAATCTGCACGCCGGGCAAACAAAAGCCTGGGACAGTAAGGCGCGCTTCGTGTTCATTATTGCCGGGACGCAGAGCGGAAAAACGTCGTTCGGCCCGTGGCTCTTTCACAAGTGGATACAGGCGGGCGGACCGGGCGACTATCTCGCAGTTACGGCGAGTTATGACCTGTTCAAGCTCAAGATGTTGCCCGAAATGAAGCGGGTGTTTTGCGAACTGCTCGGGTGGGGTGACTACCAGGCCAGTGACCGCGTTATTGTCTCGAAGGACGGTAAGAGCCGCATCATCCTGCGTTCGGCGCAAGCGGAAGGCGGGCTTGAGTCCGCGACCGTCAAGGCGGCGTGGCTGGATGAATGCGGGCAAGACGACTTCCGTATCGAGTCGTGGGAAGCGGTGTTGCGGCGCTTGTCACTGGCACAAGGGCGCGTGCTTGGCACCACGACGCCGTACAATCTGGGGTGGCTCAAGACGCAGGTATTTGACCGCTGGCGTTTGGGCGACAAAGACTATGACGTGATCCAGTTTCGCAGCACGATGAATCCGGCGTTTCCCCAGGCGGAATACGACCGGGCGAAAGCGACGATGACCCACTGGAAGCACGCCATGTTTTACGATGGCGAGTTCTCGCGGCCGGCCGGGTTGATTTATGAGGACTTTGACGAGTCGGTGCATGTCGTCAAGCCTATGCCGCTAGATGATATGTGGCCCATTGCGGTGGGCATTGACTTTGGCGCGGTGCATACGGCGCTCGTGTGGTTGGCCGAACATCAGCGGCGCAAGACGTTTTACCTGTTTCGGGAAAGCCTGACGGGTGGGCTATCGACGCCCGAACACGCCAAGCGGTCGCGGGACTTGGCGGCGGGCAAGCGTTCGGTGACGTGGTACGGGGGTAGCGCATCGGAGACACAGCAGCGCATGGATTGGAACGCCGCGAGCGTGCGGGTGCAGGAACCGCCTGTCGGTGACGTAGAAGCGGGCATTGACCGGGTGATTGCTTTGCTGCGCGAGAAGCGTTTGTTTGTTTTTGACACCTGTCAGGGCATCAAGGAAGAATTTATGATTTACAGCCGGGAGCTTGACGCCAGCGGGCTGCCAACCGAGAAGATCGCGAACAAAGAGACGTTTCATCGGCTGGATGCGCTGCGCTATGTCGTGAGCGGCGTTACGTCGGCAACGGGCGGGCGTGCCCGCGTAAGGGAGTACTAATGATTCTAAACGGCGCGTCACAGGCCACGGTGGAACGCTATATCTTCCTGCAAGCGCAGTCGGCCGAACTGCAACAGCGGTGGAACGCGGTGCGCGACTATCGGGACTACTACGGCGGCGACCATCCCGTGTTTCTGACGGACAGGCAGCAGGAATACCTGGGGCCATTGATGACGCGGGCCGAGCATACCGTCGCCTTCAACGTCTGCAAGGCGGTAGTGGATACCTTGCGCGAGCGCATCAAGGTCGAGGGCTTCACGGGCAAGGGTGCGGCGGGCGAAGCGTTGGCCGAGAAAGCGGCCGAGTGGTTCCGCGATGCCCAGATGGACGTGCAGCAAATCACCATCCACCGGCGCACCGGGCGCGACGGTAACGGCTATGTCATCGTGGATTGGGACGCGGAAGGCGAACACCCGCGCTGGGTGCCAGGGCGCGCTTACGACGGGCGCGAAGGCATCACGTACCACATTGACCCGGACACGAATCAGCCCATCATGGCTATCAAGTACTGGACCGTCACGAATCCGTTAGGCGTCAATCATGGCGAGAAGCGGCGCACTGTGTACCTGCCGGACAGGATTCTACGCCAGCGGGAAGACCCGAAAGGCGAATACGGCTGGGGGCCGATTGACCCCATCGAAGGCAAGCCGCTCCAGTGGTGGGTGAATCCCATGCCCGTTGACGGATTCGAGCCGGACGCCAGCGCCGAGCCGTTGGGCGTGGCCTGCGTGCAATGGCAGACACCGGGCGGCGTGTCGGACATCGAAGACCTGATAGGCTTACAGAAC